TGTCCAATGAGTTACAAAGGCAGATTCCGTCCTAACTATCCCGAGAAGTACAAAGGCAATCCCACAAATATCTGCTACCGAAGTGGCTGGGAATTGAAACTGATGTCGGTGCTCGATAATACCGCAGACGTTCTGGAGTGGTCGTCCGAAGAAGTCATCGTCAATTACTACGACCCCGCTACACGAAAGCACCGCAGATACTTTCCAGATTTCGTTGTAAAGACGAAGCAGACCGATGGTACCATCAAAACAGTGATGATCGAGGTCAAGCCTGCGAAGGAGACTAAGGTACCTAATGTGCCTAAAACGGTCACTCTCCGCACGAAGCGGCGATACATGAGAGAATGCCTAACATACGCGACCAACCAGGCCAAATGGCAAGCAGCCATTGAGTTCTGCGCTGATCGGAAATGGTCATTCGAGGTATGGACTGAACACGACCTCGGTATCAAGTACTAAATACAACGTCTCATTTTATTAACAAAGGAGCAGAGACATATCATGTTCTCAAAATTCGTAAACTGGTTCAAAACAGAAGAAGCCGACATTACAGCCGATATCGCTCTCGTTAAGAGTGAAATCGTCAAACTGGAAGCTGGCGTTAAGTTGAAAGTCAAGTTCCTCGAAGATGCGCTCACTGCCGATATCGGCAAGATTCGCACTCTTGTTGCGAAGTTGGAAGGAGCCAAGTAATTGGCAACGAAAAGTAAGGGCATTCAGAAGGGCATCGTCACTTCTACGAGCATCTTCGATACGATCCTTGCTGAGGGGATTCGGGCCGGTCAAGTGCCGGCCCGAACTCAAGCTGCGCGGGAATGGTTCCGTAATAAGGCCAGAGGAGTTCCTCGCACGAACAACAAAGAGATTATGAAGGACGCCAGTCGCCATCACGTGTCTCACGAAATCGAAAATGCTGCGCAGAAGACTTTGATGCCTGGCTCGTGCTATCTGTTCAACTACAACGCGAAGCTCAAAGCCACTTTGCCGTACTGGGACGCGTTCCCAATGATCTTCCCGTTCCGGCTCGTTGAAGGGGGATTCTACGGAATCAATCTGCACTATCTGGATTACAGAATGCGCGCGCGACTGATGGATGCGCTATACAACTTGACAAATAATGATCGGTACGACGATACAACCAAGCTGAACATTAGCTGGAAGCTATTGCAGGCGAGTTCTGCTAATAAGTTCATTGCCCCTTGCGTGAAGCACTATCTATACCCCCAGGTGCGATCCAAGTTCTTGTACATCAGCCCCGCAGAGTGGGATTTAGCGTTTTTTATGCCAATCCAAAGAATGCAAAAGGCCAGTCAAAATAAAGTGTGGGAAGACTCAAACAACAAGATCCTTGGGATCAAGTAAAAGGAAGGTTTGGTTTGTTCAATATTAACGAGCTACGATCTGCCGTCAGTGGCGCGAACGGCCTTACTCGGCCTTCGCACTTCTTTGTGATGATTCAGCCACCGAAGTGGATGCGTGGAGGAGTGCAGGGAGCTTCTATTAACTCCCTGCTGCCCGGCAACCCTGGGCCAGCATCACAATCAATTGCTGACGAACTCGGAACATTTGCAAAGACCGCTATGGGGTCGTTCCTGGGACCGCAATCGCCTGGATTAGCTCCAATTAATGGCGGCGCGCCTAATGTGCTCACCTACTTCTGTGATTCGGCAGTGCTCCCGGGAGTGGTTCTGAATACTGCGTCCACAAAACGAAGCGGCATTGGTCCTGATGAGTTTTATCCGATTGGTGTCACGTACAATGAAGTGCCGATGACGTTCATGTGCGATGGAGCCGGCCAAGTGATGTCATTCTTCCATCGGTGGATGCAGCATATCATCAATATCAATCCGCAATACAGCGACAACACCGGCCAGTTGAACGGAGCGTATCCTTTCGAAATCTACTACAAGGATGACTACGCCACAACAATCAATATCATCCATCTAAACGAAAGCGGCCAACAGATCGTCGCCTATTCGTTGCAAGAAGCCTTTCCCGTCATCGTCGCGGACAATCCAGTCAATTGGGCGACTACTGACGAGATTCTACGGCTTCCGGTCAACTTCAAATTCCGCGCATGGAAGTCTACGTTGTTTTCACCGACGAGCTTGTCTAATGGCACGGACCGAGGCTTCTCGTTGCTGAACACGATCATTAAGGCGGGAACGTTAGCTTCCGTCGTATCTATGCTGAAGTCTCCTCAAAATATTGGAGACGCCTTAAATACCTTGGGCACCGGCAGCTTGATTGCCAAGAGTGGCCTAATTTAATCCTGGAGTGAGTTTGCTATGGCGCTGCCAAAAATTAATGCCCCTATTTTCCAACTGAAGCTCCCGTCTACTGGGCAAAATATTCGCTTCCGCCCATTCCTGGTGCGCGAAGAGAAGATCCTATTGATTGCACAGGAGAGTAAGGATCCCAGCCACATCATCGAAGCGGTCGTGCAAGTGCTGAACAACTGCATCATCGACGACATCAATGTAAAGGAGCTTCCTGCGTTTGATCTGGAATATTTGTTCCTCAAGCTGCGGTCGAAGTCCGTCAATAACATCGTCGGTCTGAAGTTCCGCGACAACGAAGACGATCTGTTGTACGACTTTGAGATCGACTTGGACACAATCGAAGTCGTAAAGTCTCCAACTCACACCAACAAGATTGTACTGACAGAAGACGTTGGCGTCGTGATGCGATATCCTTCCATTTCTGTCGCCCAGACAGTTGCTGCTGTGGACGATCCAGCTAAAGAATTCATGCAAGTGGTTGCTGCGTGTATTGAGTCGGTATGGGACGAAGACACGGTTTACGAAATGACCACACAGTCCGCCGAGGAAGTCGACGATTTCCTGTCTAGTTTGTCCGTTATGCAATTCCAGCGCATTAAGGATTTCTTCGATACTGCTCCGAAATTGACGCATACCATCAACTACAAGAACTCCAAGGGCAGTGAGCGCAAGATTGTTCTGAATGGTCTCAACGATTTTTTTCAGTAATGCTGAGCCATAACAGCCTGGCGAACTACTACACACTGATGTTCGCATTGGTTCAGCACCATAAGTATTCATTAACAGAAGTCGAAGACCTGATTCCATTTGAATTGGACATCTATGTAGCGATGCTAGAATCCCATTTGGAAACCGAGAGCGAAAGACAACGACAACAGCAAGACATGGGATAACAACGAAATGGCCGACTCCGACACAACAACGACCGATACAACGACGTCCTCGACTGTTCCTCGTTCTACTTGGGCGAATCGCAGACGGATGGCCTATGTTGCTCTAGCGTCGATGATCGTATTCACCGGCCTTTTCATGTATACCGTCCCAGTCGAGAAAATCTCTAAAATCGGCGATGTCATCCAATGGTTCTATATGGCAATGAGCGGCATCATCCTCGGCTATATGGGACAAACTGGCTGGGCCGCTGTTGCAATGTCCCGTAACAAATAATCTAAAAGTCTGAGAGATAACCCCATGAATTTAGGGAATATTTTTGGAGCGAAATCCAATTCTGACACGGTTGTGGGCATTGACGCAGCTAAGGTTGTAATCAATAGTAATGGTCCGCCAGGGCGGCCTGATGACCGCGCGCCGAAGGCCAGCACCCTCGGCGGCCACGCCTATTCTGTTGGGCCGGCTACTGAGGCCAACGGCGTTCGCTTTATGACACAGGATGAATTGGATCAGCGCCACGCTGACCAAAACAGCCCAGCGGGCGGGGATCGCAGAGGGGTTCGAATCTACAGTGAACTGATCAAGCTGAATAATACCAATGAGCAGATTGTCGGCTTGATGAAACAGCTCGTGCTCGTTGGCACAATGCAGACCGGGCTAATCAAATCTAAAGATGGCGCCGAACGTATGCGGAATCTTCAAGCGGAAGAGACCCACGCGACACCAGCGGGTGGCCACGCTTCTACTTCGCCGCACGTGGTGAATCAGGATTCTAGCTCCAACACAACCAACAACGAAGGTGGCGGCGGTGGTGGAATTGGTAAGACGGTGTTAGCTGCCATCGGTGGATTCTTCGCCATGAGTTCTATCATGCGAGTGGTGATGTCAATAGGCAAACACTTGATTAGCGGGCTGATGTCCGTTGGCAAAACTATCGCCAAGATACTTCCAAAAGCTCTCCCGAAGATTCTAGCGCGACTGGCCTTTTGGGCGTATATCGGCGAATCGTTGTATAGGGGCATCGTCGACGCCATTGACACATTCCGAACAACCGGAAGTATTAAAGAGACGATCATTAGCTTCGTTACGAAGACTCTTTCCGCATTGACATTTGGCCTCATCGATAAGACTACATTCGATAAGGGACTTGAAGCTGGCCAGCTCGCGATCCAGAAATACATTATGAATCCGCTATCGAATTTGTGGGACACGCTGAAAGATAAATTCGATGCAGTGTGGACCAATGTGTCGGATAAAGTAGAAGACGCCGTTAAGTCGGCCTCGCGGCTGCTGGAAGACGTTGTGGATGGTATCGGCGACCTCTTCAAGAAGATGGGATCCGGAATCCTCGGCGCACTTGGCAACATCTTCAAAACAATGTCGGAAATCAAGATCAACTTCCATGTTCCGTGGCCGGTTGATAAGGATATTAACTTTGCCCCGTTTGCCGATCTAGGCAAAGCCGGCGAAGTGTTCTCTGGCGCCGCCGCGCAGACTGATAAAGGCATTGCCGACGACAACCAACTGAAGAACGATAAGCGTCAAAACGAAGATCAACACATCTCGGATGCTCGCTTCGAACGAGATATGCAGAAAGCTAAAGCTCAGGACGCCAGAGATGATGCGGAGCCGGAGCAAGAAGCTGCCAGAAAAAAGGCAACCGAAGCTTCTTGGAACGCAACAATGGATCGCGATGAAGGCGTAAAGAAGAATACTTCCAACATCGTTCAAACCAGCCCCGCCGTTGCTGCTGGAAACACTAAGGCCCCAGTCGTTATTGTTCAACAGGCCGCTCCTGTTGCTGCTCCAGCGCCGGCACCACAGGGTGCGGCTCCGCCAGCCCTATTACCGAACTCCACGTCCGGTTACCGCAGCTCTCTCGATCGCCTTCGCCTC